TTAGTAGCGATAATGTCGCTGATACTGGAATTGGCATAAGCCATTTCAATGCTCCTATATCAGTTGGTTACAACCGCGAGTTGGATTCTTCAAACGCTTCTTCCAACATTGCGCGGCGACTATGCGCTTTGGGAGCCGTGTTAGTTCCGGGTGTGGAACCTCTGACGCTAACCGCAGCAGCCCGTGCAATTTTCACCGCACGGTTCTTCTCTGTTGCCTGACGCTGTGAAACCTCTGCCTGTCGGGCCGATTGCACTTTGTCAAACAAATCCGAATCAAGCCTAATTGCCTTTTCGTAAGCATCGTCCAGCGTTTCAGCCACCCCAGATTGGAGCAACTGAATCATCGTTGGACGCGCTTCTTCAAAGTGTTCAGCCGTCATCGAGAAACTGTTGATTTCGTTTAGCAGGGTCTGGTTTTCAGCCATCTCCTGCTGTTGCTTCCACCCCATGACCTCGCCACGGACGGTGTTCAGTTCGTTTTGCAACTGATACACCATCGGGTCGATGGAGGGTTGGGCAGTCTGCTGACCACCCTGCATAACTTGGTTAAGGTTGATGCCGTATGACGCAGCCAATTGCGTCAGGTACTGCATCTTCTGCGCCGGGGGGCTATTACGCAGCGTGTAATCGGCCTGCGCGAGAGCGGCAACCGCCTGCTCCGGCTTTAGACCCAGCCCTTGAATGGTCGGCAGGTACGGCTCCAGCGCCTGATTCATCGCATCGGCAAACTGCGCCTTGGAGAGCAACGGCTCTACGCCGCGCTTCATCTGCTCTTCGCGTTGCCAAGCGTATTCTTGAATCTTGGGGTCAGCCTTTGCCCAATGCTCGTGATATTCCTTCTTCCACGAGGCAGGCGGCTTGCGCCACAGGGGTTCTTCGGCGGCTTCTGCGGGTTGCTCTTGAACCTCCGCAAAGCGGCCTTGCTCGTCCCGCCCCTGTGAAGGGGTTTGTTCGCTCTGCTCAAACTGCTGTTCAAGCAACTCCTTGCGGTCAAGCGTCTCTGCCTGTGGGGCCTGTTCCATTACCGTCTCCTGTGGGGGTCGTGGGTAAATCGGACTTCATCGCGCAACCGCGACAACAACTTGTTGGCATCCGAGTGGGTCATGCTCGACAACTGGTGACGCAGCACATCCACTCGATTGTTCTTGGGTTTTTGCTTGCTGACGAACTTTGTCGGGTCTTCGTTGCCAACCTCGACGCAGCCGTGAGCCTTGAGGTGCAGACGATGCTGCGAACGGGAAGTAATCATGCGCCCGTCAATCATCGACTTGTACGGCGCGATGTCCGGCATGATGTAGTGATGCCGACCGCTTGCGTCACGCTTGCGCTCGACAAACTCACCATCAACCATTACATAAGTTCGTTTCATAGCAGCAACAATACTTCTTCGTCGTCCATTTCCTGATGCTCTCGCATCAATCGCTCAACCCTATCAATGTCAGTTAACAGGGAGTCCCAGTTAATTGTTGGTTGTGCGATGTTAACAGTTATATGCGGCTCTACAATCGTTTCGGCAATCTCTGGGCGTGCCTCAAGCAGTTGTTCGTAAACCGAGATTAACTCTTGCTTGCGCTTTTCGCGTTTTTCTTGCTCTTCTTCCCAATGCTTCTTGCGCTTTTTATCGCCTTCGTGGGAATCGCCGATGACGATGATGGGTTGGACGGAGGCGGTGAGGGTGCCGGTTGCTCCGGTCGCTTCCACACCGGCAAGTGCAACCTCTCCTTGAAGGTTAACAACACCTGTTTGACCAGATGCTCCCAGACCGGAAAGGGCAACCTCGACCGAATCGGTTTCATCTCCAACGACTCCAACGGCGCTGACACCCGTAAGGCCCGTCTCAAGGCTTGTTCCGACGCTTCCCGTCGCACCCGTTGCAGCGTTGCCCGTGAGCGTGACGCTTTGCTGGGTGCCGAGGCTACCAACGCCGCCGGTTCCGGTGACGCTTGTGACCGGGAGGCTGTCCCATTGCGCGTCATCCCATGTACCTGTATTCCACGGCCCTTTTGCCACGACTCATCACGCAATCCGCAGAAGCGCGGTTGACGCATCGTTGGTCGGCATGGTCAGGATAAAGTTACCAGCCGTTACCGTCTGCGACCCGAAGGTGTAGACCGCGACCGCTTTGTCGGCCTGCGTGCTGTTGTATATCAACACAGCGTCAAACGCCGTGGTCAGGGTCACCCCGGTATAGGTCAGCGAGGCAGAGGGTGTCCAATACGCCGTGGTTCCCGTTGAGGTAGGCGCTGTGGCGTTGGAGACGGTGATGCCGCCTGCGCTATACCCCGCACCCGAAACCTCCCCAGAGGCGTTATAGGCGGTCGTGGCAGCGTTAACCGTTGCGCTGGCAAGGTAAAGCGCCGCCTTGAAGGTGTCCTTCGCGGTCGAACCACGGGTAGGCGGGGTGCCGATGGCGTGTACGCCGCCGAGGATTTCGACCTTAAACGAGGTACACATTGCCTGCGTGTTAGGCATCAGAATTTCTCCAGTTCGCCAAAGAGGGCCGGGGCTTCCTTAAGGTGGACATGGACAGACCGATGCACCAACTCGCCCTCATGCCAATATTCCACCCAACGGGTATGTTCGTGGTCGTTATCGACCTCGCCCTCGCGCTTATCCAGCAGGGCTTCGTCCATCATCCCTTTGGTCGTCGTAATCATTGCAGTCGCGGCTCCAGTTCAAGGGCTTGCTGCACCGCCTCCACGCCCACCGCACGCCCATCAGGGCCGCGCACGATGCGCTTGGGGGCAGTCAGCGTGGCAAGGGCAGTACGCACGCCCTTCATGTTCTCGTCGTTGGACGATGCCATCTGACCGTAAAGCGCCACGAGGTTCTGCATCGCCTGCCTTACCTCGCCGCCCATATCCTGCATGACGCGCTCGGTGACGGCTTGCTGCTGCTCCAGAGCGGGGATGTCGAGGCCGGGGTTAGCCGAGATACGGGCGACCATGACCTTTGTGGCAGCGTCCAAGTCGGCCTTGTACTTCGCCATCTGCTGCTCTGCGGCGATTTTCTGCTGTGCAAGTTGCGCCTCGAACTGCTGCTTCATCTGCTCCAGTTGCTGGTCATTCTGCGCCTTGAGCGCCTCGACCTGCGCCGATTGCTGCAACTTGGCCTGCTCAATCTGCATGAGCATCTGCGACTTGGCCTGTTCAGCCTGTGCCTCCATCTGCGCCTGTTGCGCGGCGGGGTTCTCACGGGGCTGCGCTGCCATTTGCTTCAACTGCTCCGTTGCAGCGTCAATCGTACCCTCAAGCGGACGCGCCGCCTTGAACGCCTGCACGCCGTACTTGAGCAAGTCCATCATCACCGGGACAAGTTCCGGCGAGGCTTGACCGACCGGCAGCGCCTGCTGCAAGAAACCGCCGAAGGCTTGCAGGAACTGGAGCCTGTCCTGCTTCTCTTGCACCTCGTCAATCTGCACAAGACTGTCAGCGGCGATGTCGATGCGGAAGTTACGCAACGGTTTGTCGCGGATGAGTTGCAACGCCTGCGGGATGAGCGCCTTGTCAGCGTCCGACATCTGCTCTGCGGCAGAGTAAGCGAGGATGGTCTGCGGCTGGTACCGCATACACATCACCTGCGCCTTGAGCCTGATGACCTCGGTTGCGAAGAGCGCCACATCTTCCTGCATCGACCGCAGGCGCAGGCCAGCGTACTGACCCTTGATTTGCTGCGCCGTTGCCGTCTCCGAGGCCGCAGATTGACCACGGATGATGTCGCTGATGCCCGTGATTTCGTATATCTGACCCTTAATGTCAGCGCGTGCTTGATAACATTGGATGAGCGCCTGCGCGATGGTGTCGAGCGGCAGCAGGTCAACGCTGCCCTTCAAGCCGCCCTTCTCGCTAAACGCCGCCCATTTGTCCACCGGGATGAGGGCATTGTTGTCGCCCTCGGTCATCAGACGCTGCAACGCCGGTTGGCTGGCATCGTACACGCCGCGCACACGCAGCGCCTTGACCAGACCATCGATGCGGTCGGAGAGGATGTCCAACTCCATCGCTTGGTCTTGGTACAGCACGAAGTCTGGGACAGGCACAAGGTTGTCCGAAGTCGTCGTGGCGTAGAGCGGCTTCGGACAGGGGAAGAACCCCTCAAAGTTAAGCGGGTCGTCACGCACATCAATAAAGTGCGACATACCCTTCGACAACCAGTAGACCTTCAGCGTCTCCTTGTCCCAGAGTTCGCAGATTTTGGCGAGATTGTATTGCCGCTTGCTGTCGCGGTAGGCGTTGAGCGTCTCCGGGCCTTGGTCGGTCGGTATCTGACGCGCCATTTCCTCGCCGAAACGCTCTACAAGCGCCTCACGGGTCATATAGACCCAGCGCCATACCTGACCCACCTCTTCCCAAGTCCGGCCCTGTGAGTGTCCAAAGTCCTTCCAATGGACATAATCGACCGGGGCGCGTTCGTATTCAATCTCTTCAAGCGGCGGCGGTGCGCCCTCGCCCTGTTCGATGGCAGAGGTGATGGATACGCCATCATCCTCTACGCCAATGGGGGCAACATGCGGCTCGTACCGCACCCATGCCGTGCCGCGACCGCCGAGGAACCTGTCCTCGACATCGTATTTCATGGTCGAGCGGAAATCGGGGTAGTGCTCAATCTCAAAGTCGATGGCGCGTTCGACCAATCGTGCAGCGACACGCCCAACGGGGTCGTTATCGCCGAAGCGTCTGCTTACATCAGCCTTTGGCAGTTTGGCGTAAACGGCAGGGATGAGCGTTTGGACATTGCTCCAGAGGATGTTGAACTTGGCGGTTTCGTTGCCGCCCGAGCCTCTGGTGTCGTCGCGGTAACGCTTGACGAGTTTCTTTACCCGAGCCTGCCACTTGGCAAACTCGTTTTCATAGGTGCCGATGACCCGCAGGTACTTCTCAAGTTCTTGGCTAACGCGCTCGTCCATCTGTCAGTCCTTCTTGTTTCGCGCAGAGATGGCTCTAGCCTTTGCCTTCGCATCTTCCTTGCTCGACGCACCCCAAGCACGCAGCGCAAGCGCAAGGCGGGTCGGCTTGCCGTTCTTCTCCATCGGCCCAGCCATGTTGCCCATGCGTGCGAGGAACGATGCGCGGCGAGGATTGTCGCCGCCCTTCACCGGGGGCTTGAGGGTGCCGCCCGTCTCACGCTTATACGATGCGCGACCAGCGGCGTTGAGGCCACCCTTCGGGTTCTTGCCTTCCTTACGCTGCCACGCTGCGCTCATCAGTAACCCTTTTTCTCTGGTTTAGCGGTCTTGGCAGACTCGCGGAACGCCTTTGCGGTCGGCGCACCAGCCTCTCCGGGCTTTCGCATCCTTTCGCCGGAGCCAGCCTTGATGCGCTCCTGCTTCGCTAGGATGTTGGCGTAGAGTCCGGGCTTACGGTTCATTTGCTGAACAGTCCAACTGCCAGCACGGCAGCGCCTGCACCCGTCGTGACCTTCCACGGGCCGGTAGCCGCGTTGAGGCCAAGTTCCACGACATACACGCCAACAGCAGTACTCGCTGGGATGGAAAGGATGGTCGTGCTGCCGTCGATGATGCTGACGGTTGAAGTCAGCGCCGTTGATACCGTCACCACGATGCGATGCAAGTAATCGTTTGCCGCGCCGTTGGTGCCAAGCACCTGCGCGGTCTGCGAAACGGCGACCGTCTCGTAGGGGTATTGATACGGAAGATTTACGCCACTCATATTCGCGCCCTCCTTGAGACGCTACGCTCGTGAACCTGCCACATGTCGTTTAGCGTGACCTCATTCTGTGGCCCAACAATCAAGGTCTTGCTCTCTAACGGCCTCTGCGCGGACGGTTCAGCCCTCCACGCAACTGCCAACATACGGAAAGCGTCGGCAGGGTGTGATGTCCAATCGTGTCGAGGTGATGCCCTAAACGCTTTCGTGTCTTCACTATACTCCCGCTGATACTGGCGTAAAGCCTCTATTCCGTCGCCACATTTTACGGAATTAAACCAAGTTCGGGGCAACATTTGACGAATTGCTTGGATTCCGTCCTGCAAGCCGATGTTTGGCACCACGGACAAATGGTTGATACCGAGGTGGTCAGCCAACTGCTCTACGATGCTGCGCCCCGTTTGAAGCGACTTCGCCCGTGCGTCATGCGGCAGGTGATGCTTGCCGTAGGTGTAACCCTTGTTAACGACTACCTCTGCAATGGCGCGGATGTCTGCACCAGAGACTGCGTAGAAGTCGATGACGCGCACCTCGCCGCCCACCACCTGATACCACCATATTGCGGTGTCGTCGCGGTAGCCCAAGTCCCATGCGGTGTGTACCGGATACCCCGGCTCAAAAACTACACGCTCGTTAATGCGCGGCTCTGCCTGTCGCATCTCTGTGCCGAAAAACGCGCCGAGGATAGCCGCCTCGAAACTGCACTCAAACTCTTGGAGGTATTGGTCCTCCGATAGTTGGGCTTTCGCTGCGTTAAGTTCGCTTTGGGGTAACAGCCCTGACTCGCTGGCAGGTAGGCGCAACAGGAACCAATCATCCGGTATGCGCTGGGCAATCTGGTAAATGTCGTAGAACTGATTGCGTCCCTTCGGAGTGCCTGCAAAAACGCACCATCCGGTTTTGTCAGCAAGAGCCGGTCTTAACACATTGCCAAATACGCTGGGCTTAAAGTCACCGTACTCATCGAGATACAGGCCGCTAAACCCCAAGCCTCTCATCGCATCGGCGGAATCGCTTCCGAAAAGGCTAATCTTCGCGCCGTTAACCAGCGTCAGGGTCATTTGCGCTTCGTTTGCATCTTTGATGAGCGGCTGGGCGTAGTGCTTGAAGTAGTCCCACGCAATGCGGCGTGCTTGGTTCTGGTATGGGGCGACATACCCGAAGAGGCCGTTTGGCCCCTTGTACATAAAGGCTGCGCGGATGATGTCGTTAACCGCTGCGACAGTCTTGCCAGCACGCCGATGCGCGACGAGGCAGGCCCACCGCTTTGTGCGGTCGTGGAACGGCATGAAGGCCCGTCTAGGGCGGTACGGGAGTTCTACCCGCTGCTTCACTCGGGCTTGCCCCAAGTCGCCTCAATCTCAATCTTGCTGCCGTCAGGGCCGCTGTGTTCGTGGCGTGCGAGTTTAGGCACATGGTATTCGAGCAAATCGCTGAAGCACTTAAACGCCGCCTCTGCGCCCTTCTCTTGGTGTATCTCGTCGAGCCAACCCTGCAAGCGGTCTGCGTTGCCGTCTACGAAACGAGAGATGGCCTCCCTTGCGGCGGCTGTGGCCTTGTTGGGCGAACCTAACGCCCGTCCACCTGTTTTCTTTCCTTTTGCCATCTATAACTGTCTGTTTTACATCAATCTGCGGGGTAATACCCAAACTCAAGCAACGAATCGGGCCATGTCGTTACATCTTTTGCCTTGACCTTCATAGCCAATACCTTGCCTTTTTGCCCCGGCTTCAATTCTGCGAATTCTTGCGCCACGCTTTTATCAAGCGTAACCCAATCGCCTTTTGTAATGCCGCTTTTTGCATCGGTCGGAACACCGCGATAAATGGTTACTTCGGCGTCTGGATTGTCTCTTAATCGTTTAAGAGCAGCGACCGTGCCGGATTCTCTTGGGTCAGACCCACCAAAATAGCGTAGTGCATTTGGCCCGTAAATGTCCTCCCCAAACGCTTCGTATGCGTTGTCCAATCGCGCCGCGCCGCCTTCTACAGTCATTGGACGATGGCCCATACGATAGTCAGGAGCCGCCTCCAACGCCTGTGCAATCTTCTGCGGCGGTGCTTTCTGCCCGTCACGCTCCAATATGCGTACCTTCTTTTCCTCGCCGGGAAACACGACGAAGTTGCGCGTTCCGGTGCCGCTACCACCGCGACTGCCTGCGTCTAGGTAGCGAACGCCGGGAATGCCTGCCTCTTTAAGCATTCGGCTAACATCTTTACTTGCTAACCCGGTGCCGACAAACAAATTTTTTACAATGTCGCCGCCTAATGCGCGGTTGGCAGAATATTCAAGAGCGTATGGCGGGGTGCCTCGCTCCTTCATTTTAGCCATCACCATCGGCATCAAAACCCTCCGCACCGCCTCCGACTGCTCACTTAACGGCTTATCCCAATCGAGCATACGGTCTATCATCTCGTCGGGGAGGTCGGCTTTGTAAAAATGACCTATTGGGTAATCTTTTCCCCAAGTTATTTTTGCGGTTTTTAGCGCGTTAATTGCTTCCGTTGCGGCATTTTTTGCTTCAACGCTGCTATAAAATTGCAAATTTTCTCTCAAGTTTTTAATTGCGGAATCGGCATCACCACTACTGTTTTGCAATGCCGTTTCAGCAAATTTTTTACTTTTCCCGGTTATCGGCAATCCGAATTCAACTGTCATTTCTGGTTTAATTTGAGCCAGTTGTTTTTGATAACCTTTTGCTACATCGGGGCTTTCGGCAAGGTAAATCCCATGCCCATACGCCTGTGCGCCCTCACCCGTGCCAATCTTGCTAGCGTCAAACTCGCCTAACGGGTTGGCCTCCGTTTCGGGGAACCGATGCGGAGTGCCGTGGTACACATCTAGTTCAGCGATGGGGGCGGTTTTGCGTAGCGCGGCGGCTATCCGCATAGGGTCAACCATCGACCCTGCGTATTCACCGGCGGCGCGGGGGCTGGTCATTGCCTGCTGTGCGCGTTCAACCTCGCCTTGTACGAGAGCCTTGCCCGTCTGAACCGGCTGCGTGACGATTGCCTTGCCGATGGTACCGAGGTCTTGGGCGGCTTGGTCTAGGCGAGGGGTCGGGCGGTCGGCGGCTTGGGAGAACTCTGCCGTCGTCATGCGCCCGATGTTGGGGTCGCTCGTAAAGGCTTCGAGGGCGAGTCCACCGACATCCCGTGCGCGGTCTGCGAGGGTATCGACTACCCCGCCACCGAAGTCAGCGGCACGGTCGCGCATCTGCTGGAGGTATTGCAGCGCGGCTGCATACCGCGACGGTTCCGCTTTTTTCATTGCTTTGGGTTAACTCGCCGTGCTTCTTGCTCATGTAATCGTTCAGCGTAGCGTGTGCTTTCTTCCGGTGTTTTAAATTTGCCGAGGTGTTCGCCGGTTCGACGATAGTGCTTGATGGCTTCATCTTCACTTACGATGCGCCCGTTGACGACTGTGGGGATGAGAACTTCTTCGCCGTCAATGTTAACGCCCATGCTGCGTATCGTACTAATACCGCCTTCACCGGGGATTTCGTTCTTTACTCCAAGCCGTTCGTTTAGGTTGATGTTTCCCGGTTCAGTTAGGTCAAACATCGCCATATCTTCTGCGCGGTAATTTCGCAAAGCGTCGGCTATTTTTTTAGGTTTATATGGCATTACCTATGCGCCATTATTCAAGGTTTTCGAGTTTGTACTTGAGGCTCGTCACCGCATCAACCACGGCATCGAACAGGTTAACAAGGTCGGAGTCTTTCGGGAGTGAGCCTTTGATTTCGTCGAGGAAGGTCAGCAGCGACTTCACATACGCCTTCGGGTTGCTGTTCTTGTGGAACTCGACATCGTAGTCCGTGATGATGCCGTAGCGTCCCTGATACGCCTCGGCGTACTTGTCCACAAGGTCGGGAATGGCTTCGTAGTATTCTCCGAGCGCCATGTGCTGCGCGAAGGACTTGGTGGCAAGATGCTGAAGGTGCGTGATGGTCGCGCTGTGGAACATGGTTCCGACAAAAAGCGCAGCGGTTTTTTCGTGAGCAGCCATGACTCTCCCCTATGGTACGATGATGCTAGACCCCTACAGGGAAGGATGCAAGCATGACTACTATCTCCGAAGCCTACCGCGCACAGCAGGTCGAACTGCACACTAATCCCAACTATGGCGTGGCCTCCATCGCCTTTGCGCCCATCGTTGCAAAGTTAATCGTGGATAACGGCATCAAGTCGTTGTCCGACTACGGTGCTGGCAAGAAAAACCTGCAACGCGCCCTTGAGCCTGCGGGTATCTCGATTGACTACCGACCCTATGACCCAGCCTTCCCAGAGTACGGCGACCCGCAGGAAGCCGATATGGTTTGCTGCATTGATGTGCTGGAACACATCGAACCCGACCGGCTCGACGCGGTGCTGGATGACCTTGCCCGTATCATGCCCCGGTTGGGTTTCTTCAGCGTCCACACGGGGGCGGCTGGCAAAACCCTTTCGGACGGCAGGAACGCCCACCTCATCCAAGAGCCTGCGCGGTGGTGGCTCCCACGGCTTTGCGAACGCTTCCACATTCACCACCTCCAACACCATCAACTCATGGGTCAAGGCTTCTGGGTCGTCGTCAGCCGCGTCTGAAGCCACGCAACCGTTTTGGCAGGGTCACGGGCTAGGTACCACATCCCCAAAGGCTCAAACGCCATCTGGAAGCGTTCTTGACCCCTTCGCAGTTTTCCCGTCGGGGTCTTAATTTCGAGGAACGCCGCGAAGCCGGGGGCCGTGATTAGTTTATCGGGGACTCCCTGCCCTGCCTGCCCCAAATCGTACACCGTAAACCCCGCCGCTCTCACGGCTGCGGTGATGGCGGCATCGTTAGCATCACGGCGTGCGGCGTAGCGCATCAGAAAGACCCGTCAGCCCATTCGTACCAGAGTTTGTAGGCGCGTACAAATTCCTCCACGCCTTCCCCAAGCAGCATTGCTTTGCCCTGCGGCGGCACGAAGAAAAACCGCGCTATCCGTAGCCCCTCGTCCGTATCCCCGCGCACCACCCACACTTGGAAGTTTGGCGTGGCAGCAAGTGCCTGCAAGGTGCGGCGCAGCCCTTCGGACATCCTTTCACCCTCGCGCTTCCATTCAAGCACAAGGAATTTTCCCCTCCTCTCGATAATGCCGTCGATGTTACACGGAGTGATTTTAGGGTTGTTCGGCAGCAACCCGAGGAATGCGCCGTAATCAATATGCGGCGCATCCCGGTTTTTCATCAGCCGCTCAAACTCCACGGCGTTTGTCGTGCGCTGCGCGTTGTGGTGATACCCATCCTGCGCGGGTCTTAACCCATCCGCGAGACTTCAGCAGTTCTTCGCCGCCACACGCGCCGAGTCGATGTTGAAGGATGCTCGACGCGCCCGCGAACTTCTGACCGCATTGCTTGCAGGTGCGGGTCATGTTTTTACTCTTAAAACAATTGGCTTTGCGTTGATGGTTTGTGACTGATTTGATAACGGTTGCTGTCTCCTTTTGGATAAGACTCTATCGGATACAACAATTCCGATTGCAATCTCTTACGGTCTTTTTTGTTACCGCAAATGTAGATGTAACGATGTTTTCTAGGGCGAGATTCTGAAAAAAAATCATCGCCAAATCTTTCTCTTAAATATTCTGCTGGGTTGTCTTGTCCGTGGGCCATGTTTGCTATGGTTTTGCCGTGCAAATGTTCCATGCCGCGAATTTTCCAATCTGTGCGTTTTGCAGATAGCCCTGTGTAAAGAAAATTGGTCGCTTGATACACATAACCAATATGCCCCTGCGCGCTATCTGCGTAACTGACCACAATAGTAGGCTTTGGCAACAGTTTTAAACTTTGTGACACCAAAAAACTTGGCCCGTTTTTGATAGGTTGCAAAAAAACAAGCCTGTTCAATTCCAAAACAAATTTTGCATTGTTTTTTCCCGCCACGCCTTCGCATAAGGGGGGGCTAGGCGGCATCCCATAAGTCACGATTCCAAGCAATTCATTTTCGTTGAACAATCCAAACGCAAACGAAATTGAAGGAATGCGTTTTGCGTAATGGACGCGCAATAACCATTCGTGCGTTTCTTCCGTCTTTATCGGTAACACGCGCATCATTTGCTCCCCCTCGCACGGATGGCGTTGACGATTTCTTGCGCGTTGTTATCGCTGACACACAGCCCGTAAACAATCTTCGCACACGCCTCCCGCTCGGCCTCTGCGACTAGGGCGGCAAAGCGTTGGTCACGAACTTCTACCCATCCGGGGTGATACTCGCCTTTTTGATAAATGGTGTCGGCGTAATCTTCGACCTCCCGCGCCATCCTGATGATGTCCTCGCGTGTCATGTCTTGTCCTCCTTCATCGCGGCACCTCCTGCCGCTCTTTGAGCCGTGAAATGCCACGGGGGCCGAAGAGGCAAAACACCATCGTCTTGAGATGCGGGTTACCCAATACCTCCCCGGCAGGCGCATCGCGCAGGTGCATCGCAACGACACCGCGAAGCCACTCCATGCGCTCGGCTGTATCTGCGCCCTCCTCGACGGTATACCTCGCCCAAAGCGCATCGCAGAGTTTCAATCGGTTTATCGGGGTCGGTTCCTGCTTGTCCCAGCCTCTACTGGCACGGTCTTGCGCGGCAATAAACATCGCATCGTCCTGCGCCTTCTGCTCTGGAGTCTTGGTCGGGCGGTCGGGCTTCTTCTTGTCCTTAAGTTCAAACAAGCCCTGATACTGGTTGGCGATGCTCTGGTTAACCACCGCGTCTTGGTCAGCACCGAAACGCGCGAGTTTGAGTTTCATCGCGTGTTCGGATGCTTCCTTAATGGGCTTGCGAATCGCCTTGCGGTAGGCGACCCAGCGTTCCCATGCTTGCTGGTCGAGTTCGTGCATAAAAACCTCTCTGTGGTTAGACAGGACAAGCGTAACTGTTTACCAAGGTTAATGCAACAACTTTAGTTTAGGCTTCTTGGATTCAAGGATTTTCGATGGTCAAGGAGGTTTGAAAGAGTCTCTGAAAGCACGATGACTGATGGTGAATCCGTGCGGTAAATAGGCGCAATTCGGCCTAGTTCACTCGCACGGGAGATGACTGACGGAGCCATCCGTTGTCGGCAACTTTTGACGGGTTTCCCCGTTCGCCTACACGCTTCCCGACTCTGCGCTGCGTGTCCGTAAATCGGCGGCCTCTGTACGGATTTAAGTGCGGCTCCGCGTTCTTCCCCTACGAGCCTATGGGAGTTTTCCCTACACCGAGCGTCCAGCGTAGGCTTGACTAGTCCGGGGTTGTCCGGTACTGTCCATCCCACGCTCATTTCGCATCTGAAGCGTAAGGGCATTCCCCCCGCCCCGTCAAGCCCCCGCCATGTGCGGGGGTTTGTCGTTTCTGGGGGTCGCAGAATCGCTTATAGCGGCTTTACAGCCGGGGCAGGGGTTAGCCGGGGGTAGGCGTAGAATCGGCTGTAATCGGCGGGGGCAAGGCTTCCAGAGCCTTCCATTGCCATACCCGCATGGGAGGCAATCGACCTGCTTTGACCCACCTGCTGACAGCCGGACGGCTAACTCCCAGTTTACGGGCGAGGGCGGCTTTGCTACCGGCAACGGCTAGGGCGGCTTGAATGTCCATGCCGTGAAAGTTAACGCCTGTGAAAAAAAACACAAGGGGGGTGTTGACAGGGGTTAACCAATGGGCGCAAACTACTCCCACAGTCACTAACGACTGGCTACCACAGATAGGAGCAACAGACATGACTGACATGACACGCGAATACGAACTGGTCGAGGGGTTGCATTGCGAACTCGACTTCGAGTTCTGCAACGACGGCACGATGGATTCAGCCGCCATCACCTCCATCAAACTGCCGGACGGCACTTGGCTGACCCTCCCGGCCCCCATCTTTGTTCACACCGACAAACTCTCGGAGTTTGCCGAGCGCGAGAAAGCCGAGCGCGATGCTGACTGGGCCGCCGAAGACCGGCTCGACCGCCGCCGCTCGTGGGAGGACAACCTGTGAACATTTGGGAAGAACTTGCCGCTCTTGAGAGCCGCATCACCGACAAGACCCTTCGTGCCGCATGGGCGCGGATGGTTCAGACCCGCAACCCTGTCGATTGTGCGTTTGTGCAAGACATTGCAGACGACACGGATGACGCAAGCGTGTTTTGGCGGTTGGCGATGTGCGCGGAGGAATACGCCACAGTTGAACAATCGCTGGCGCATTTACTAATAAAGGTGCCGAAATGAAAACCATTGGCCTGTACCTGTTCTCGTTTGTCATGTTTGCCGCCCTTGCGTGGCTTGCTGTGAGGACTTTCTGATGGACGACTGGCAACAGCAACGCGAGTGCGAGGAACGCCGGTACTACACCGAGCCGGTCATCCTCACTTGGACGCAGGCCGATATCGACCGCCACAACGAACTGCGGCGCGAACTTAAACAAATGATTGAGGAAAGCAAATGTCAGACCTTCTAAAAATCAATGTCAACGACCACACCGAACGCAAAGGCAACCTCACCTATTTGAGTTGGGCGTGGGCATGGGCTGAAGTGCTGAAGATTGACCCATCTGCGCGATGGACAGCGCACGAGTGGGATAACAGTCCCGTCATGTACCTGCGGAACGGCACGGCGATGGTTAAGGTCAGCGTTGAAATTAAGGGCAACGACAAAACCTGCATCCTTCCTGTCATGGATAACAGGAACCGCGCCATCGTTGACCCTGATGCCTTTGCCGTGAACACCGCCACCATGCGTTGCCTTACAAAAGCGATTGCGATGCACGGTTTGGCTCTCTACATTTTTGCCGGTGAAGATTTGCCCGAGGGCGAGAAAGCCGAGCCTAACCCCGAGGTGTTGGCGCAGATTGCGTCTGTGACTGACGCGGCTGCGCTTGTTACCTTGTTCAAATCACTTGACCCCGTCATCCGCGCAGCGCACATGGATGCGTTTAGCGCACGCAAAAGGGAGTTGGGCAACGGGGGTACGACATGAGCAAACATCAAGGGGAACGGTGTTGCGGAAGTTGCATTTTTTATGTTGAGAAAAAAGACGACGAAGGATTTTGCGCGTTTGCTTGGCCGCCATACATAAAAGCAAAGCAACGACCCGTAAGCGCATACGACCGTTGTGATTTGTACGAAGAATTACCGGATGGACAAGTTCCATTGACAGCATCATTTATTGAAAAGGTATTAAAAATATGATGGAACAGCGTACAGACGACTGGTTTGCGGCACGGCTTGGCAAGGTCACAGCCTCCCGCGTTGCGGATGTCATTGCAAAGACCAAGACCGGCTATGGCGCAGGCCGCGCTAACTACATGGCTGACCTTGTGGTCGAGCGGCTGACGGGTCAGAAGGCATCCTCGTTTAGTAATGCAGCGATGGAATGGGGAACCGAGCAGGAACCCTACGCCAGAGCCGCGTACAGCGCCAAGACGGGCATCTTGGTTGAGGAGGTAGGCTTCATAGACCACCCGACTGTGGCAATGTCTGGTGCCTCCCCAGACGGGTTTGCCGAGGATGGTTTGATTGAAATCAAATGCGGGAACACGGCTACCCATCTCGAATACATCTTCGACGGTAAGCCGCCGCAGAAGTATGTGACCCAGATGCAATGGCAGATGGCGTGTGCCGGTAAGCCGTGGTGCGATTTCGTGTCCTACGACCCGCGCCTGCCCGAGCGGCTGCAACTGTTAGTCGTGCGCGTCCCGCGTGATGACGATTACATCAAGATGCTTGAGCAGGAAGTGACCATCTTCTTGCAAGAGTTGGACGACAAACTCAACAAACTAGAAAAGGTGACCCTGTGAGTAAGGAATACGACAACAACAACCGTGGCGTTTTGTTCAAGAACGACCAGAAGGGCAACGAAAAAGCGCCTAACTACCGTGGTTCTGCCGTCATCGACAACATTGACCTCAACATCAGCGCGTGGATTAAGCGCAGCAGTAAGACCGGCGATGCCTTCATGTCCCTCAAGTTCGAGCCGAAGCAGGCTGCGCGTCCCAAGACGATGGCAGAGAAAAATCCCGAAAAGTTTGCCGACGATGAGGATTTGCCGTTTTGAAAATCTTTATTGGATACGATAGCCGCGAGGACATCGCCTATGAAGTGGCCCGTGCGTCCATTCTGGAACACATGGAGGCAGAGGTTGTCGCGCTCCGACTGGATGACCTCCGTGAGATGGGGATGTACTGGCGCGAACCAGACCCGTTTTCATCCACGGAATTTAGTTTCAGCCGGTTCCTTGTGCCTGCGCTCTGCAATTTCAGAGGCAATGCCTTGTTCATGGACTGTGACTTTCTGGTACGGCACAGTCTGAAGCCGTTGCTCGACTTCAACAATCCTGATGTTGCCGTGTGGTGTGTCCAACACGACTACAAACCCACATCCCTGACAAAGATGGACGGGCAGGTACAGCGCCAGTACCCGCGTAAAAACTGGTCGTCGTTTATGTGGTTCAATTGCAGCCATCCGTCAATGGGTGGGCTGACACCCGAAATCGTGAACAGCGAAACCGGGATGTATCTGCATCGGTTCATGTGGGTAAACGACCGGCACATTGGTGCGTTGCCGCCGACCTTCAATTACTTGGAGGGCTGGCACACACGGGCGCAGGTTCCTGACCCAACTTGCGTGCATTTCACCGAGGGTGGCCCGTGGTTCGATGAATACCAGAATGTCGAATACGCCTACGAATGGAAGCAATGGGCTGGACGGGTGAGGGCATCCGAGCGATGAAACGCATCTTCCCGCGAGGCACCAGACCCGACGCTATGGCATCTGTCGTAACGCGGATGGTGTCTAACCTTGACCCGCTCAGAACATGGGCGGTCGAGGTTACGGAGTGGAAGAAGCCGCGCACCGCCCAACAAAACAAGTTCCTGTGGGGCGTGGTGTACCCGTCCATCCTTGAGGGCGGTGGCGAGGCGTTGCGCGGATGGCAGCGTGATGACCTGCACGATTACTTTCTGGGCGAGTGTTTTGGGTGGGAGACGCTGGAGGGGTTTGGCAGGAAGCGCCTGCGACCGCTCAAGCGTTCCTCTGCACTCGACAAACAAGAGTTCAGCGATTACTTGCTGTTTCTTGAAACAAAGTGCCTTGATATGGGCATCGTGATACCGGAGCCGTCGTATGAAACTGCGTAAGGAAGCAAAAGGGCGAGGCTGCATGGTGCGTATCCCAGAGGTGTGCAACCACAATTCTGAAACGGTTGTGCTGGCGCACTACAGGCTTGCCGGGGTATCTGGCATAGGCATGAAGTCACCCGACATCCTTGGGGCATGGGCCTGTAGTGCATGCCACGATGCTATTGACCGTCGAGCGCATACCGACCTCGACCGGGACTATGTGCGCCTGTTGCACCTCGAAGGCATGGCGCGAACCCTCGCACAACTGAACAGGGAGGGACTATTGTGACCTTTATGGTAGACACGCCGTACACCCCGGCGTACATCCGCAACGAATTCCTGTATGACCACCAGACGGGCAGCGGGGAGTTTACCCCCTGCACCATCTTTGGGTTCCGGGCTGAACCTGCACGGGTACCCATGTTTAGCGTTATGGCGGCCTGTGGGGCGCAATGGGCGAGGGTGCCTATCCATGCCCTTGTGTCGAAGCCATGCCCTCCAATGGCTTTAGAACTCGCCTGCTGGTGGGACTCCTTTAGCCGCCACGCCGAGGTGCGGGAGATGGAGTTCCTGCGGGGTCACCGTGTCCGCGCCCGTGGCAGGGACGGAGTATGGAGGCCGGGGGTGTATGTGTTTTCTGTGTTCTGGCACAACGGTGGATGGTCGGAGGTTAGCGACCAGAGCAAAGACCACCACATTGTCCGGCTGGAGGCTGGGCCGCTCATCGCTTACCCCAACAACAAATTGCATTGGATTGACCCAAGCCACTTGTCGGGTGAGCCGCAGAAAGATTGGAAGTCCCCGTCACAGTCCTACAGCGTGGAGGCACTATGGTCAGATGGTTCGTCAACTGGTTCCGCAACCTAAAGGCACGCAGACACCACGAATGGAGCCGCGTGCCGCCACCCAATTGGGCGTGCAGCCGAGGCTATCGGGATACTTGGTAAACGGCTGGCGAGTCGTCTAACGGTCGGACAACGGACTTTGACTCCGTGAATGAAGGTTCGATTCCTTCCTCGCCATCACACCCTGCGTTCGAAGTGCGGCACATCCTTGAACGATTTCCAGAACCCGCCCCATTGGTTCTTGGGGTTAAGGCTCTGCCAATACTCACCAACCGGCGTAAGAGCCGGGATGTCGTAAGTCAACTTGCCGTCGCGGAAGAAATTCAAGTCGATGGCGCACCGCTTGAGGTGGATGCTGTTCATCGTCTTGCTGCGACCAGTCTTGACATAAATAGCCTGCTGTTCCGGGGTACGGGCAAGTTCACCGCCCGTGACGACAAAGCCCAGTTCAGTCGCTTTGTTAACAAGTTTGGCGACATCCAGCAGGAACGCCGCCTGTTCTGCTACGAGACTCACTTGATAGCCTCCTTGAGTGCTTCGGTCTTGTCCTTGCTCGACTGGCTAGAACCAAAGTAGTACGAAACAACCTGCGTAGCGACCGCAGACAGCACGCCCAAAATGTAGATGAGGATGTCCTTGCGGCTAGGGTCAATCGGGCTTGCTTGGAACAGCACGATGCCAAAGAGCGTGAAGGTGATGCCAAGCAAACCAAGCGCCAGAATCGGCGTGATGAGTTTGTTTAGCAGCGGTGCCTTGTCGGAGGTGACAATCTGCGTCTCGCGTACCCGCGCATCGTTGGTGTCCTTCAAGCGCATCTCAAGTTCAGCAAGGTCAAGTTTGTCCTCTTCCAGCCGCAACTTGAGCAGTTCTTCCTCATGCTCCATCTGGGCAATCTGAACCTTTGCCAAGTCCTCGCTGGACATATCCGGCTTCAGTTCAACGCCCAACTTCTCTTCGACGACCTTCTTGCCCTTTGCCAACACAGCGTTAGCAACGAGGTTAAGCCCGTTGCCAAGAAGCGGCGTCAGGATGGCTTGTAGCGCGGCAGGTATCACTTTCCCGTCTCCTTTTGTTCAAGCAGTTTGACCCGCATCTGAAGGTCGTAAATCTTGTCGAGCAGTTCTTCCTTCTGACGCTGACGGCGCTCTGCCGAGATGGGGCTGTCGGTCGGCACACCCTCCGGCGTGATAAGCGCAGGCA